AATGACACATGAATAGAGACTTACCCACACCTGTTCCTGCCAAAGCAATGTTCAAGGTTTTATTGGGTAAGCCTCCCTTCGTAATCTTATTAAAGTAATCTAGGTCAAAGGGTGTTCTATCTTCTTTTGTATTATAGAAATCAAATCTTTCATCTGAGTTGTCAATGTAATCATGACCAATTGCCTGGTCGAATGATACACCGAGAGCATTAGAAAGTATTTCTGGAATAGCACCTTCTGATTGTTCAGCATCTTTACCATCAATGATACCGATAGAATTCATAATGGCGAGATAGACTGCTCTATCCCTACACCACTTTTCTGATTCTTTAATTAGATAATCTGTATCTATTTCTTCATGGACTTGAATAGCCTTTACCAACTGTGATGACGCATTGAGCAAATCATCATGAGCACTTGTCTTTCTTAGTTCTAGTTCTAATACACTTGGAGTTGGTAACTTATTATGTTTTCCAACAAAAGCAGTAATTAAACTAAATACTGTTCTATGCTCACCCTCAAAGTATTCGGGTTTTATATACGGAATAACTCGTCTACAATAACTCTCGTTATTAAGTAAGTTGCTCAGTATGTGTGTCGGTAGTTGGTGTTTTATATCCAATCTGGGCCTCTCTTGTTTCTAGTGACTCTGTTACTATATGTTGTAAAAGGGCACCAAGGTAATCATTAAAATCAGGGTCTTTCTGTAAAGTATCTATATCGTGTTCATCTGGGTCTTGAATGTTATAGGTAAATGAAAGTTTTGCCATATCGTTTACAGTATCTTCTTTAATAGATACTTTTCCAAATACAAACACAACATCTTTCCATTTACCAGTTTTAATTCTTATCCCATAAAAATCAGATAGTTCACCAGTTTCCTGCTCCACTAAAGTATAATCTTTATTGGTTATATTATACTCCATTTTACTCTTCCTGTAAAGTGGTTTCTAAATCTATTTCTAATAAAGGCTTATGACCAATTTGATAATAAGACTTAATGAACTTAGCAAAGTCCGTACCTGTTAAGATAGGGTCCCAGAATTCCTTGGTAAGAGTATCTTTCTGTCTTACTTTAGGCTGTACTATTTCACCCGTTGATTGGTCAACTCTAGCATACCAACCCATAGTTGGTTTAACCACATAGTTACCAGCCAAGGCAATTTCTAGTAGGCCTGAATACTGTTCGATACCACCTTCCCATGATACTGATACTGGAATCTTTGATTTCTCTTTTACAAATCTTGACTTCTCTACATTAATAATAAAGTCATAACCTGTAACATCAGAACCAGTTTTATTTTGTCTACGACCTAGAATCCAAATGTTATCAGCTGAGTAGTAGATACCCGTACCGCCTGATACGATAGCTTTAGGGAAGAGACCAATCTCTTGGTAAGTATGATTAACTGCAAGTAGTGGTACATTTTTCATAGTAAGATATGGAGTAACCATTCTGAAAAGTCCTTTCAAAGCCTTAGCCCTGGACATATCAGCAACACCTTTTTCATTTAAGGCATCTTCTAGTTCTTTCTTAGATGCAAGGTTACCGATAGAATCAATTACAATGATTACTTTATCACCACGCTCGATATTATCTAGCTGACCTACTAAATCAAACTTGAGTTGTTCTACATCTGTAATTGGTGTATGCAATACTCTATCGGTATTAATACCAAAGGCCTCGAAATATGATTGAGGTGAACCGAACTCGGAATCATAGAATAACATTACTGCATCTTCGTGTTCTTTCATATAGGCACCAGCCATGAGTAGAGCAAAACTTGTCTTAAAGTGTTTACTAGGCCCAGCCAATACAGTTAGTCCTGATGTAAGACCACCTTCAATGTCACCCGATAAGGCAACATTTACCATAGGTACTTCTGTTGGTACCATATCTTTTTCTGTAAAGAAAATCGATTTAGATAAGACTGATGTTGTCTTAATCTTCGAATTCTTTTTTAATTTATCCATTACTGACATTATCTTTTTCTCCTGCCGTGTTGCGTCTGTTCTTGCATACGCTGTTGTTTTCTTGAACGTGCGATGGCTTCTGCCTTCTTACGCTTTCTCTTTGCAGTAGGTTTTTCATAGAACTCCTTTCTGCGTACATCCTGCAGAGTACCAGCACGTTCTACTGCTTTCCTAAACTTTCTTAGAGCAACGTCAAACGGCATTGGTTTCTGTGGTCTTTTATCCTTAGGATTCCTTGGTTTCCTAGGGGTTAAATCTATTGATGGCATATATTCTCCTGTTTTAATATTAAGTATATTATACTACAAATCACTTCGATTGTAAAGTGTTTTCTTCAACTCTTTTTCTTAAATTAGATGTTGAAAATCTGTGGTCTCTTTTGTTAAAGTAAAAATCTATATCTCTTTGCTTACATAGTTCTCTACCAGTAAAGTCTTTATCCCTGTATTCTTCGCCCATTATCTTAACATCTATGTGATACATTGCAAGGATATCCAGTAGCTCTTCTTCTGTATTATATACTAGAATCTCGTCAACGTATCTAATGGCGGCTAGTTGCGCTTGGCGTTCGACAATATTTTGAATGGGTTTATTCTTCTCGGGTCTATCTACTGATGGGTCATTTTGTAATGCACATATTAAATAATCACATGCGGTCTTTGCTTCTCTTAACATTGCAACATGACCACTATGTAGTAAGTCAAATGTGCTGCATGTAAATCCTATTCTCTTCTTCATATTTGTTCCAATTCTATTTTACACTTTTCCAAAAAGGGTCTTCCATAACCCACGTTAGCTTTATAATCTTCTTTATAATATACCTTCTTAATACCTGATTGATGTATTAACTTAGCACAATCTATACAAGGCATGGCAGTACTGAAGATATCTGCGCCTTCGGTAGATTCATTTGACCTTGCAACTTTTGCAATAGCATTAGCCTCTGCGTGTAATACTTCTGGCTTTGTTCTCACTACTGCTACACCATTATCATCAAATGTATCTTCACATACATTATCCCATCCACTGGGCATTCCATTATATCCTATAGATATAATTCTATTATCTCTTACTATAATAGAACCTACTTGCTTTCTTTTGGCAGAACTTAAAGCCGCAAATGTTTCTGCGACTTCCATAAATGCATTCTTAAATTTATTTTTCAACGTAAATAATACCTTGCTCATTGAGAGCTTTACGGTTGGCCATATGATGGTTTTCTGTTTCTTCTTTATTGCCACCATAGTATGGGACAGCATGATTGTTATTAATCATAGTTTGATTAACTGAGGTTTCTAATCCGTCGATAAAGAGTTCACCTAAAATTCTACCGAACTTGCCTTTGTCGTGTGATACTAGTTGGATTTTTTTATCTTTTAAGATACTTTCTAAGAAGTATTTAGATTGTTTACCATAAAACTTTTCTTCTAAGTCTCTGGTTCTGGATTCTGGTGTATCAATTGCCATCATTCTAACTCTTTGCTTTCTTAGCATAGTGCTGAATCCTAAATCAATATCTACATCGACAGTATCTCCGTCAACTACTCTTGTTATATAAACTCTGTATCTATACATTGAGTACCGCCCTAATGAACGACTCATCAATAATGGCTCCACCTTTGCCTTCTACATCCACTGCCATAGCTTTATCCCATTGTAAGAATACTCTATCGCCCTTTGATACATTAGCAACATCTGGTCCGACAGCCAAAACAAGTCCGGGTTTACTACCCTTTGTAATCGCCTCTGTTAATATAATACCACCTGATGTAGTATTTTCTTTTTCTGTTTCAGTAACTAGTACATTACTGCCAATCATTTTAATCATTTATTTCTCCTAATATCTAAATGAACCCATAAACTTTGGGCCTTTTGTTATAAATTCCATACCAGCTTTAGAGCCGACATAAACTTGATGTTTTGAATTATACCTTAAATATACTTCAATCTTACCTTCGAATAATATTTTACATAGGTCTTTGGGTCTAAAGAAAGATACATCTGCCTCCATAGTTTTGCCATTATCCGTGCAATCTACTTGGCATATTGATTCGTATTGTTCATTAATTTCCATGTGTACTCCTATTTATAAAATATATGATTGTCTATAGTAACAACTTCTGTTAGATACGGTGCCCAGTAAGGTGATACAAAGTCTGCATGATACCATAGAGAGCCGCTTGTAATGTCTGGCATTTTTCCAGATATAACAAGATCTGCAATATGTAACGATTCCATCCATGTAGTTGAATCTGTAGGTTCATCCGACTTACCATCGCAGTACCAACTGAACTGACATTGATTTCTAATAGGAACCATAT